CCAGATTTCTTTCTGCGTCCTCCCAACCTCATCAGCCTTCTGCTTGCTACGAGCCTTTATGTCCCGTGCGTCAATCTCCTCAACCAGAATATACCGGCATACCTTACCGCCATCCTTAAACTGGAAATGCAGCATAAAAGGTGGCTCCTCATAGTGCCTACCAAAGTTCTGCGGGTCAAAGTCAGCAATCGTCATCAATCTGTTTCCCACAGAATACGAACAGTCCCGTCACTGACCTCAACGCCAGCCCGGTTCTTCTGGTCGCCAAAACGCTCCGGTATAATCTTCTGAACACGCCAGCGCACATGATGCGCATAGTCACGCAGTATGTTCGGGTCATACTTCTTACGGCCATGCAGAGCATCACCGTAAAGCTCGTCAAGCTCCTCCAGTGCCTTCTCCGCTGCCCGCGCTTGCGCGCCACGGATTGCGGACTCTAACTCCACATCAGTGTTCATGCGCTTGTATAAGCCAGCACGGGAAATGCCAACGGACTTGCAACAGTGAACAAGGCTATGCCCGTCTTGGAGCATCTCTATGATTTGGTTGGTTCGGTCTTTGGTTATTTTCATTGTGTGTCGCTAACAGTCTATTTACACATATAGAACGGGCCACCGCCTGTTGGGGGTGCCGGTTGCAAACAAGCCCCCCCTACCTGTTGCAATGTTGCCGCGCTGTTGCTGTTACGCAACACTGACTGGCATTTATGCAACGCTGGCCCTGTTATTACTTATATACATTGTCGCGCGTGGTTGTCTACTTTGTGCGTTGGTTGTAGTGACAATCCACCCATAACATCACAACACCATAACGCTATAACACCAGGCACAGCACCTGGCATAAAAAAAACTTTCCTTTGTTTTCAATGCCTTTGCATTTTTATTCACTTTTTCCCCATTTTTCCCTTGACTATGTGCAAGGCTTGCCCCATATACAGAAACACGGGGGCAGAAATTGCCCATCACACGGGAGACAGAGACAATGACAAATACAAACAAAACAGAACAGCTGGGCTTTTTGCTTATGTGGCACGCCGACTGGAAGCTGGAGCTGCACAAGGAAAACCCAAACTTTGACATATTAAACTTTTACGCGGTTGAAGCCGAGGAAGCGGCACTGGCGGCTGGATGCTATGAAGTTTTGAGCCCAGCCCTCAAAAAATGCGCTGAAGAATACCGCAAACAGCACGGGGCAGCTTAAGAGAGGAACGGAACCATGACATACACATACAAATACAGAACAGAGCCGCTTTTCTGGGTTTATTACAGAGGAACCAGCAACGGAACATATATCCGGGCAGCCTCACATAACGCTGCAAAATGGATTTATGCAGAAGGCGAGGGCTTGGCCTCTATTACATACCTGCAATCAAAAAAAGCATAGGGGGCGAGAACATGCAAAAATCATTTCAAGACATGGCAATCAGGGCCAGCAACGCAATCACGGACTGGCGGGCAATGCTGGCAGATGATGGATTCAGCACCGAACAGGCGGACGCAATCCTTGAGCTTTACCGCCGGGAAAAAATCGTGAAATTGGACTGGGGCGTAGGCCGCTATAATGTGAAGCACGGGGCATTTTTGAACAAGCAAACCCTGCAAAACGCGCTGGCCATTGCCAGCAAATAAAACCACTTGACAACGGGGCAATACCTGCCCCAATGTCTCACCAAGGGGCAATGACTGCCCGCAACAAGAGAGGAATCGGAACAATGGAAACAGTAACAATCAATGACAATGCTTTTCAAATCGCTTTCTGGCCCTACAAACAAGCAGAGCCTACACTAAAGGACCTGCAATATGGCACGGAACACACAGGGGGGCGGGCCAAGGAATACTTGGACGCTGCAACAATTCAAGGCGGGCCCTTTCAAGTTGTGTTTTCAGCGCGGGAGCAGGTTTTCACAATAAACGGCAAACACTACAACGATTTAGAAATAACAGTCTATTTCAATGGGGCTAACATGGCTCCTTGGACGGGCTTGAAAGCCCGCGCCGCTGGCAGCTGGTCTTTTGAAAACGCCCTTACAGATGCCGCAAAGAAAAAACTAGACGCGGAATATGCGGCCTATTGTCTGGAATACGCACAAAAAAACCTGCAAGCAATAATGCAAGCAGAGGAACAACGCAGGATTGACAACCTTCTGGATTTAGCAGAGCGAGCCTCACAAATTGCAACCGGGCTGTTAGCTGAAACAGAAAAGCGAATCAGCAGCATTCTGCAAAAGGGGGGGACAGCATGATTAGGGGCGCATTAGAGCTTGCTGGCTATGTGTTCATAGCTGGTAGCATACTTGGCTGGATGGATTTACTCTGGATTTTTGGAGTAGAGGACAGCGCAAGATTCACCTGGTGGGCATTGATTGCTAAATAAGGCCCACACAGCAACGAAACAGGGGCCGGAGTAGGTAACCTACCTTACCGGCTCTTTCCTGCCCTGTAAGGGGCTTAAAACGCGAAGAAAGGGACAAAATGAAGACGCCATACGAACAAGGCCGGGCGGATAGCTATTACCAGCGGCCTTTTACAATTTGCCGGGGCGATTGGACAGCCGAGGAGCTGGACGAATACCGCGCAGGTTATGAAGCGAACGAGCAGGACGGCCATTTCAAAGAAATCAGGCCCGGTTATAGCATAGAGGGAGATGACTAAAATGTATGTAGTGATTTACACGCTGAGAACCTACGACAACGCAGGGCGGCCAAACTATTTAGAAGACTGGGACTTGCACGACACGCTAGAGGAAGCGCGGGCCAGGTGCCAGCACCTTGTTGGCCAGTGGGACGATGCCTTGCAATCTTACCACATAGCCGAAATATTGGAATCAACACAGCCCGAACTGTTTGCTGATACGCAAATAACCAAAGCGTTTATTCAGCAGTATTCTGCAAATGTTGAGCATTATTCTGCAAATATGAAAAAGGGAACCTGGGGAACAGAGCGATGACATCAAACGAACTGAAAAACACACGGGCAAAGATGATGCTGACACAGCAGACCCTAGCCGACAGGCTGGGGCTGTCCATCCGCACCATCAAATACTATGAAGCCGGAGAGATTAACATACCGCGCCCGGTTGAACTGGCAATCAGGGCAATAGAACTGGAGGCAGCATCATGGCAGAAGTAAAACGCAACCGTGCGGCATACGAACCGAGAGGCACGGGCCGCTTCTACCGGGTGGGCTGCAACCAGGCGGCTGATGGTATGGAGAAATGGGACAGCCTAATCACTGACGGCTTTGATGATGACCCAGCAGCGAATAGCTTTGACCGGAACGGGCGAGTAACTAGGACGACATCAAACGGACTGGCTGGCGGCCTAGACTACGGGCAATTCCCAAGCGGGGAAGAATAAATCTGACACATTGCTTACATAGCTATGTAAAAAGCATAGCTATGTAACAATGTATGTTTCCATACAATGTTTTTTATTTATAAAATAATAGAGTATGTAAGCAATGTAAGGCTATGAACATAGCTATGTAACAATGTAATACAATGTCATTGCCGCGTAACAATGTGCATCAAATAACATATTTTTTAGCAGCTGGCAATAGGGCATAAAAAAGGGCAATGCTGTTGAACCATAAGCCACGGATAGGCCCAACAAGCATCACCCTATAAAATCATACCAGACTTTCACGGACAAGCATACACCAAGTTTCAAATGTTACGGTTGCGGTATTGTCCTTTTCCATATATGCGGGATTTATGCTAGACAAAAACACTACGCACTTGATGGGCTGCCGGTCGTATTTGTAAATGAGGACAGGCTCGCACCCTGCAAGCGCACTGGACTCACATACCTGTGACCACCATTCCGGTTTGTAATTGCCGCCTGTTCCTCTGTCTGCTGAATAACGCTTTGCTTCAATCGTCCAGCCAGGCACCCCGATGATGTCACCCCTGTCCTTCTGGGCGTATTGCATCAAGTCCCGGTGGACTTCAAAACCTAGCTCGTCCTCAATCATCCGGCAAAGCTGGCGTTCAAAATTATGGCCTTTTGCGCGTCCGTTTGTCATGGCTTTCTTCTCCAAAATACAATAACCGCTTTCCCCGTGATGCCCCAGCATGGGCCGCTTTGTCCAGCCCTTTGGTTCCGGCCTGTTAAAATCACCATACCTAAAGGTCGTTACTTGGTGGCCCCTCCAGTCCCTCATCTTCTTCCTCCGTTTCAATAATGAAAAAAGTTTTTACGCCGTGACCTTCACACTCTGGACATTCCATCAAAAGGCTGACTACATACCAGCCCCTTTCCCTGTCATGCACCCGGAAGTCCTGCATATAACTACCCTCACCCTCGCAGAACGGGCAGGGCAGAGCATCATCTGGTTCAAAAATAATAAACATAATTAGTTGACAGTCCTGTTGCTTATGTGTAACTAGGGATTATGGAACAGGAATCATTACCCGAATACCGCCGCTTCTTTCAAAGTTACCACGCTAGTTATTCCGGCGCAATTCAGACGATGGACGAGCATATTCTGAAACTGTATTTGCGCAAAGAATACAAGATGAACTTTCCATTTGCGGCCAGACCGCGCGCTGGGCAGATTGTCCAAGGAATTTCGGACTTGCGCCTAGGTCTTGACGACTACAGCCCCATCAATGGCCCCAAGGAAGGAATGGAACTAAGCAAGGCAGTGACAAAAGGCATGGCCGAGTTTATGACTTACCAGCCCCGTGATTGGGATGGCGGCAAGGACATGGAAGAATACCGTAAGTTTCGTGAGTGCATCCCGGAGATGGCAGCCTTCGCGGTTGCTGGCTTGCAACACTACTTTGGCGGCGATGTCATAGAAGGCGAATACGAAATCCGAATGCAGCCCGAAAAGCTGGATGTTCCCGTGATTATGTTTATTGACTACCAATCCGCGGACAAGATGATTGATTTGAAATGCAGCTTCCCCTTACGCAACCCCCCTAGAAAAGACGGAAGCCGCAGCTGGCGCAGTCCTAAACCTAAGACTGAACCCACAGACTACCAGGTGGCCCAACAGGCCGTTTACTGGAAAGCAACAGGGCTTGCGCCAGCACTTCTATTTGTAACCCCATCTGGCTGGAACATAGCTGACCAGCATAACTGCATGGCGTTGCGCGAGGACAATCTGGAAAAAGTTTATGCGGAGATTGAACGCCGCTGGCTTGTCCAGCAGAACTTACTGCGCGCAGCTGACCAAAGCTGGGAAAACCTATTCGGCCTAGTCAATCCCGACTTTGGCCAACTAGCGGGGCGGCATGGCCCCGAAATCCTGAGAATCGCAAAGGAGGCTTGGCGATGAATAATCTAGCATACAGAATTGACCCGTATTTCCCAATAATTGAGGACAATGTTCCCATACCCGGCGTTCAGCAACGCAAAAAGGACACGGTCTGGAAGCAGCTGGCTGATGAAATGAAGGTTGGCAATAGCGTTCTGCTTCGCAACAAGAAAGAAGCGGATTGCCTTTATGCAGCCTTTTACGAAAAAGGTATGCGTAGCAGCCAAAGAAAAGTCAAAGGCGGTGTGCGCGTTTGGAGGGTCAAATGAGAAACGATGGTGACAACACTTACTTGCATTTTAACGGAACCCAAGAGGAGTTTGAGGAAATCAAGCAAGCCTTTCATGAAGGCGCAATGGAAAGGCGACTCTCAGAGGCAAGGATTGATGTGTATGTAATGAGCAACAGGGGGCGCGTTGATGGCTGTGAAACTCGTGACTATTACGAGGAAGTTTGCAGCGTTGAACCCGTTGAAAATAATGGAGCAGGTATGGACTTCATCAAGCTAATACTTCCTGCCATTGAAGCATACTTTGCAGAAAAGTATGCCGGGAACAGCGATGCCATTCTTGACATTGCGCCCTATTATGCCGGCAATCCATTTATGCCTGATGACATGGAGCCACCTGTGCAGTTTGGCCCCATTTACAGGGCTCGCATGGAGCGAGGAGATGATGGCGGTCTAATTCTGCGCCGTTTAATCAATGAAATTGCAACAGATGCAGAAAAATGGACAGCACTATGACAGAGGTAGAGCAAGAACATTCACAGTCACTAGACAGTCTGCATGATGCTGTTTATGACTTGAAGGAGCAGGTGGACAGGATTGAACAGACATTCACTTTAATCGTGAACCTGCTGAACCAGTCTTTTGAAAAAGAGGGAGCAAATGGCAAATAAACTATTGGACGCTATGGACTTGTCAGCCGAACTGCACAAGTCTCACGGCATAGCACAACGCGGCGGCAAGAAATACACGCAAGTCGTCCACCGGATGGAAGCCTTCCGGCGAACCTTCGGCTTGGAACTTGGTGTGGACACAGAGAT